AAAATATCGTCTGCACTTAAATCACCATACTGTGATTCTAAGTTAGTGCAATTGAAGTTAATTCCCATATCAGATGCAATATCTGAAGGAATAGCTTCTTTGATTAAATTAATAGATTCAGTATCTTTAGTAAGTTTTCCACCAGATACTGCATCGTTTAAATACTTGACTAAGGTCTTCATTCCGACACCTTTGATAGGATCAATAGATCTAGGTTTATCGCCATCAACTCCTACGAACATGGAGTAGAAAGCAGGATTAATTAAAAGATCCATGGCACTATCATCACCTATTAATGCTCTGATTAAATCTTCTAATCTGGTATAGACTTTAGCAGGAGCACCTATTGGTCTCCTTAAATAATGTGTGCAGAACTTATTATTGTAAAGCATATACTGAGAGTCATACTTATCTTGTGTAATAATGAAGTTCTTATAACTTGGATCTGATTGTGCTATTATATATGGTATAAGTGAACCATCTATATTTCTAGCACTAATGAAGTTTACATTCGGAATGAATTCCAGTATCTTTTTAAGATCTGGAATTATGGTATTAACCATCTTAGTTCCTAGGAGTTCAAATCTAGGATTTCTAAGATACTTATTTGAGTAGTAACTTCTGAATTCATCATTGTATTTGAAGTTAGTGAAGTTATCTGACTCTAAGTCGGTATAGTACAGAAATACTCTTGTCGGCAATCCATTATCCACGAAGAATCTCTTGTAGTGTGCACAGAGATTAAGTGCTTCTGATTCTAAGATAATTGGAAAGTTTCGTTCCAATAAGAGTTTATTGTCGATATCCTTTATCATACTGAGATTACTTAGAACCGACTCAAAGTTTATGAATACATTAATCTTGTCATTTCTGTTGACAAAATTAAGTTTTTCAATAGAATTGTCATAGTCATTATATCGCTGTTTCATTAATACGAAACAGATTGAGAACGGATTATTATAATCGCTCATTTCTGATCCCACTTCCTTTTCATAATGTATGGTTAATAAATAGTTTTGGCTGGTAAAAAATAACTGGTAATCCTTGGAGATTACCAGTTATTCTTCACTTTTTGAGATTTGCGCGTTAAGGTTGTGCGTATGTAGTTACATGTTTGTGGAAATGTCTTAATTATCTGCGGATAGCCTTTGCGAGGTACTTAGCAATAGTTGATTTTTCTGGGCTTGATCCGCCCTTCTTATACTGCTTTGCTACATCGTACTTAAAGTTGGTATCCGATATTGATGTGATAGAACTAATTCTAACAGTAAACTTTTCGTTCTTATCGTCTTCTGTGAGCATATCGTGAAAAAGTCTTAATGGGTCAATAAGTACGTGTACATATCTTATTTTTCTACCACCATCTTTTTCCTCAGTTATGGCGAATTTTGATGCAGCCTTAATTTCTCTGCATGCTTTTGTTGTGAGCTGCAGGTCATGCTTTGTCTGTGGAGTAAAGAAGCCCTTAATATCTTCCGCATTGTAGAGATATGGGTATACCACAGAATAAACTTCCGGTCTGAGTTTTACACTGTTATCTTCCGGTTCAGGATTAAATATCTCCGGAATGTTATAAGTGTTTTTCTTGTCAACAGCATCCATGCTGAATGCTATTACAAGAGGTGCAAAGTTTTTGGAAAATCTGTGTGTGGCTAACGCCATTTCCGGAATGTCAACCTGCTTGCTTCTGTCATTTGCAGCGTTCATCTTGTTGATAACAGCTCTGAGTCTGTCATTAAGATAACCCTGTGCTCTTTCGGTTGTAATCGGATCAAACGGTTCTTCGTTTGATTTTGCCGGCATGAGACCGGCTCTTGTCTTTCTTTGGTTCATGGTGTAGACTACCATCCTTTCAAATAAATTTTATATGTGAAAATCTTAAGTAAGATTTTATCACCGATAGATAATATATCATTTACTCAATATTTATCTTTTTTATAAATATGTGTTATAAAATATAATTTTTAATAATACGTCCTACTAAAAACGTTCCACCCATTTTCTGCATGAAAGAATCTGTTGCATTCAAATTCATTTTCATGATTGAAGTAGTAGTATACTGCTTCAATGCAAGACGGAGTAACGTCATATGCATAATCATATGATGGATAAAATCCTGAGAATTGAGCTGGTGCTGTTAGAACTCCATATATAGTTCCATCGGCCCATCCTTCTCTTACTCTCGTCATCACAACGTCAACGACTTTAGCTTTTTCTGCAACTGGAACATAATCAGAACCATACTCATGGGCTACTATGTTACAGAGAAGAATAAAGTCGCCTTCTGAAACTGGCTTGTTATTTTCGTCATACCAGACAGAAGACTCAATAGATTCTATTACTGGTTCAGATGACGGTGGATCTGTCTCCGGTACTTCTATTGCTTCTTCTGCTGGTATCTCAGTTTCAAATGCCTGTTCTATGACAGGTGGATTGTCATAGTGCTCAGGCTCTGCCATTATCTGAGGTTCTTCATATTGAACCACTAATGGCTCCAGTTGTATAACTGGTTCCGCTACAGTTTCTTCTACTGTAGTTTCAATTATATTGGTTGTTACTGCAGAGGTGGATTCTGCAGTAGCATTTGTTGTTTCAAACGGTGTTATGGACACCGCAGCTTTTACTATCTTTTTCCCTGTTTTTGTAACTGGTGTTGTTACATGAGTACTTTCGCTTGTAGTACTCTCTGTTGTTGTTATTGGGTACGCTTCTGCGCTAGTGTTTTTCTCAACTTTACTTGTGCCTGCACCAATGCCTATGCAGATTAAAGGAGTTACCCATATCATCATAGCAATCACAATAGCCATGATTCCATTATTACCAGTTTTCTTTGTGAGCTTCCTAAACTCTTGGTTGATCGTGTATCTGTTTACTTCGCATAAATACATACTAGATACATCGATACTCTTTTTCTGTTCCATTGTAGTTTTACCTTCTTTCTAAATTAAGTGCGCTATACGCACTCTCCCATAATATGAATCATTATGAGGCTAGTTTAAAACGAAATGCCACATAAATAATATATAAGCTAAAAAATATTGAGGTTTGATGAAATTCATCAAACCTCAATGATAATATTATGGGGAATTATACTTCAGAAATATATTTGTAAAAAACGCTGGCGTTTTTCTTTATAGAGATTACCTTACGGGTATTATTGTTTTCTTCCAAATTAATACCGTAGATTGTACTAGGTACGGTGGAGATTTTGAATAATAAATAAATATCATCTCCGACCATTAAAATATATTTCATTACATCATCAAACTTAGTATAAACCGTTCCAACTAACATGTTCTTTGAAGTTTCAATGTGCCCTATGTCGTTCTCTTGTAAATTAAACGATATAGAATCGGGAGTTGCCTCAGGGAAAAATAACGATATATTATCTGGGTTCAACTTGGTCAGCTCATTTGAAAGTAACTCTCCTTTTTCTTGTAATTTGGCATTGTCTTTGAAAAGGACAGTATAAGAGCCGACTGTAAATACATTATCTGTATTATCAATACTGTTAGGTTGGTTATAATTTGCAATGAAATTTTGAGATACATCTGTAACATATCTTTCCGGATGTACTAATCTTTCCATGCAGCTAGTTACGGATGCATTATCGGTACAGAATTCAAATAGCTTGTCTCTGAATTCTCCTAGGTAATCTGAATCAGATGGATCTATTAAGGATTCAAATCTTATAGCAAGATTATATTTTTCTATAAGATTTGCTATTCCTAGTAATCTATAGTACATGTACACGAATACCGCTAAGTCATGTCCATCTGCAAATGACTTATGCGCATTCATGTTGCTTAATATACAGGAATTAAGATAATATCTTAGATTAGCATCCTCATCGTCTAATGCAATATCAAAAGATGTTGTACTAACTCTTGTATAGAAATCACATACTCTGGATTTATATAAGATGATATCGGTTAAGATAATTTTACATACGTCTTTACGTAATGAATGATCTTGAATACTAGAAATGAATTTAGCAATTTCACATTCCAGTTTAGCTAAGGTTTCATCATCATATGATTCTGCATTCATAAAACCTACTAATGCATTCTTTACATAAGTAGGGAATTTTGAATTATCTATCTTATATAAGATAGCTGAATACAGTGATTGATATGTGGAGGCATTTGGGTTATCTACGGTTTCAGTTCTTTTCATTCCATTAGTATTTCCCATGTCCATCCATTTCTTTATAGAAGAAAACATATGCAGCTTTCTAGGTCCTCTGAATATCTCCATTTCGAACCATGGTTGATTTATGTTTCTTTTAATAAACTTATTAAGTTCTATAGGTAATCCTTCAAGAAGATTAATAAGTGATATCTTATCATTTTTAGTTAATGAAGATATAAACTTCTCATTTTCTAACAAAATTTTTCATCCTTTCTTTAAATCATGAAGATAGGTTTATTTGAGTTATTTAAACCTCTCTCCCTGACAGCGTCAAAGAATTTAAAGATTTTCTCATTTTCCTTATTAGTGATCTTTAAGTAATTAAAGTTATTACTATTGGATCTCATGACTTCATCTTTTAATGCTTCTTTTACTTTATCTACATCTTGAATCTTATGATGCATATTCGGATTATCTCCACCATCTTTAATCTCTATTTCTAAGTTAAGAGATGGAATAAAGAAATCCGGAATATAAAAATGTCTTTCTCCATTGTAATCATAGTAGTATGTATGTGGAGAAGGAGACATAATATCACTAGGGTCAAAATCTAATATAGTATCCATGAATTCAAGAAAAGATAATTCATATGTACCAGTGTATGGAACTTCTCCTCTATGCTCACTCCAGTGATATACCCCAGAGATCTTTCTTCCTGCCAACATCTTCTTCTGATGCTCAGGGTCATTTAATAAGGTTACCTTTCCATACTTACCAATCATTCTGTTCTTGAATGTTTCTTTATATTTTTCCTTACAAGCCGGATTATCGCAGAATCTTTTATATTTATGGGTTTTCTCATTCCATCCAGTTGGTTTCTTGCATATTACACAAGCACCATGTTTTCTACCAGTCTTTTGGAAATAATAGAACTGGTATGGAACCATATCCGGTGGAATCATATCATTGTGTCTTCTTTCTAAATGTGATACATAAGACATATCGTCTTTGAATAATGAATCACAAAACTCACATTTGATAGCACTCATTTCTGTAATCAGTCCTTTCTTTGAGTTAATTAAGAAAATGTTTTATGTACTATATAATATCCAATAAAAAATAAAACCTTATATTTTTTTATAACAAATACAGTATGGTAATATTTTACCCATAATAGGTGGTGATAATTAAAATGGGAAGAATAGATCCAAGTTTTGGAGTAGACGCTTTTAACAGAGCTAAATATAAAAATGAAACAGAAACTATTGCTACTGCTATATTAAATCTGTTATTTGCTAAACCAGGATATTTTCCATCTATGCCTGACTTAGGCATTAATATCCAGAATATACTGTATTCTTTCTGGGATGAGGTGGACCCCACCGTCATTAAAGCCCAGATAATTACACAATGCCAAGAATTTAAACAGTACGTTGATGACGGATCACTGGACGTCATTAAATCTACATATAATGAACAACCACTCTTAATAGTAGTAATACCAGTTCAAGTGAAGAATACTAAACGCCGTTTGGTAATAGGTGTTACTGTGGGAGAGAATGGAGAAATTAAATATAATTATGACTACGATTCCAGTGAAGACTAAATTAAGTATTATATAGGAAAGGAAAAGAAATATATATGGAACTAACAAGTAAACCAGTTAATAAGACAGAAGATAAGGCTTCTGATAATACAGCAGCTGAAACTACAGCGTCTATAAATAAAGATACTGAAATGGATGTTTCTGCATTATTAAAAGCCAGCAAAGAAGAACCGGCACCAGTGATTGAAAAGACACCTCTTCAGCTTATGGCTGAACGTAAAGCAGAAACTGGTGGTGGTATCGTAGTATCAAAGGAAGAACTTGAGAAAGCTAATGAGGAGAAACACCTTAAGCAGAACAAGGACATTGATGATGCTATGACGGAAAGCGAAGATTATCTTAACGAAGCAGATAAGCTAATCGAAGCTTCTAAGAATATTAAATTTACAAAACCAATCAATAATGCCATTGAGCTTGCACAGGCTATGGATGCTGTATCCAAGTATGCTGAAACAGGAGAAGTTCCTGATGATGCTCCTGTAGCTCTTATGACAGAAGAAGAAACTAAAGTAAGAGATGGAAGGATAGATTCCATCGTATCAGGAAATGGTGACCCAGGTTCATCTTCAGTATCTAACAAAGATGGTGAAGACCTTGCTCCTGCTAAGACACCAGAAGAGATCGCTGCAGATGAAGAAAAAGCAAAGCGTATTACTATTCTCATTGATAAGACTGGACTCGGTGCAGACTTCCATTTTACTCCTGAAGAACATGAAAAGATAGTAAGTGCTACACAGATCAAAGTTACAGAAGTTGAAGATATCGACCTTAGTACTATCACAGTAACTAAGTCAGATAAATCATTCATCGACTCAGTGGATGAATATCAGTTATCTAGTTCAAAAGTACCAGTAGTTTTCCCGGCATCTAGATTCAGAGCATCTATGACTGGATTATCTTATGGTGAACTTGGTGACCTTTCACTTGGTACAGAGAATGTTACATTTGACCAGTTACATAAGAAGCTTTCTATCATCTATAATAAGATGACAAATGTTTCTTGTGGTAAGTTCTCAGGATTTGAAGACTTCTTAAAGAAGTTTGCATATCTCGATATCGACTTAGCTGTATATGGTTTAGTAGTAGCATCTTTCCCAGAGATCTCAGAAATCCAGCTTTCTTGTAATGACAAGAAGTGCGGAAAGAGCTATAATCACAAGTTCTCTCCAAGAGCACTTCTTAGATTTGAAGACTGTGGTTCTAAGCTTCTTGAGGCTATGGAAGAAACTATTGACTGTGATGTTAAGAAGACAAAAGCTCTTGTTGAATCATCACCAGTACAAAAGCACAAGAGAATCAAGTTACCGCTTTCTAAGTACATCGTAGAAATCGGTGTAGCATCTGCATATGAATATTTATATGATATCGTACAGAACGTTGCTGGTGGAAAGTTCAAAGAGAAATTCCCAGATGACGTAAACGGTATCCTTGAATTAAATGCTGCTCTTCTTTCTTGCATTAGAAAGGTATATGTACCAAAGAGCGATGGATCTTCATACGTAGAATTTGATGAATTTGAAGATGTTATCAGAGCACTCTATAACATCAAACCTGAAGAATTCAGCATCTTAGTTAAGTACATCCAGGCATATACAGATGCATATGCAACAGCATTTGAACTTACAGATATTACTTGCCCACACTGTGGTGTTAAGACTGATAAATTACCACTGAAGATTGATCAGCTAGTTTTTTTACGCTATCAGACGCTGATGAGTACCGAGCTAGAACTCGAGAGCGTTACCGTATTATAAGTAATACCCTTACTCTGTTTAAAGGAGAATTGTCATACAACGAACTCATCTGGGGTATGACATATCGTGATATGATTGGCCTACGAGATGCTAGGCTTGAACAATATGAAGAGGAACGAAAGCAGATGGAAGCCGACAGTAAGAGAGCTGCTAGCCAAAATATAAGAAATACTATTATGGCTAGATAGTGTAAATGAGTAT